ATTGCCGCACCGTGGCGCTGACGTTTGCCCGCGTGTAACCGAACTTCTCGGCAATCTGCGTCTCGGTCATGCGCGTGCGGCCAAGGGCAAACAGGAGCGCATAGCCATGCATGGCAATCTGCCGTGCCGAGGCCCGCACATATCCCCCCTCGCCCATGAGCGTCCCGGTCACGGTCTGCAAAATAATGAGCGCGGCTTCCTCACCCCGCGCGCAGGAACCCGGATCGTTCTCCTGCTCCATCCATTCGGCGGCTCCGATTTCCACGCCGCTGCGGATAACCCCTTGCAGGTAAATCAAGATGGTGTCGATGCCCGCGCCTTTGGCAATTAGCGCGGCCATGTCACCGCGCATCTGCTCGCGGAATTGTCCAATCCCGTCGAGGCAGTAATCCGACAGCGCATCCTTCGGCAACTCTGGCCCGACGCGGTAATCGTCGAGCGGGTTGGCGTGATGCGCGAGTTGATCGTCTATGCGTTTAGCGTCTGGTGAATCGTGGCCCATTACGGCCACGCGGGCGAGGTGTGAATCTCATCGGCGCGGAGATTAACACAAATGAAAAATCGGTCAAATAAGGGCGGCTATTCATTATGCTCGTTCCAATCGGCGGTTTCCGCTTCGGCCTCCTTAAAGTCTTGCTGCATAGGAATTGTGGCCGCTTCCCGAATAGCGTCCTTCGCCTGCTCGCGCGTCATTCCATATCGCTTCATACGGTAGTTCTCTGCGGCCCGCGCCTTGCGCTTGGCGTCTTTGATGTGCTGCGGCAGATCGACCCTGCCAACACCAAGAGCCTTGCGGCGTTCTGCGTTAGCGCGACGAACCTCCCCGCTTTTCTTTCCCGCCTCGCTGTAGTGCTTTTTGCTGCGGGCCTTGGCCTTGCCTGTGCCTGCCGCCCCGCCCTTTTTGCCAAGGGCGGCGGCGGCTTTGCTGATGTCGGTGGATTTGCTCATACGATCAGAATGACGATACGATGATCCCGCCGTCGAACTCAATCAGTTGTCCGCGATCCGTAATGTAGCCGCGAATCGTCGTGTCGATTTCTTCCTCGTCGGCGTCCTCGCTGATGTCGAGGTGATAACGCCAGCCGTGGCCTTCCCGGTCTGTGCCAAAGTATTCCTTGGCCCATTCCTGCAAGGATTCGTATTCGGAGAAGTCGCAGCGAATCGCTACGGCGTCGAACTCCATTTCCTCGCCGCTGCCTTCCTCGTATTCGACAAGGGATTCGGCCAAGGCCAAGGCTCCTGCGAATGTCCAGTTGGCGTTTTCGTCGCGGAACAAACGCTCTGCGACTTCGTGTGGTGTAAGGGTCTCTTTCATTGTTCTGTGTTCTTTCTTTTTATTTTAGCGGTTGCCGCCGCTGATCGTGGTTCGCCGTCTGGCGTCCCATGCCGCCCGCGCAGCGCGCGAGCGGGAGGGAAGTCAGGGAAGCGTTACTGCGGAAGCAAAGCCGAGCTTTGTGAAGTGTTCGACCGCTTGCGCTTTGGCCTCGGCGTAGGTGCCAGAGGCAAAGAACGAGTGATTGATGTAGTCCGTTTGGCGGTAGTGCATCGTCGGGCAGAAAGCCCAGTAGCCGCGACCGCGCGGTTGTTTAGCATGACTGTTGATGTAGGGGCTGATGTTGATCTGTGTTTTCATTACCCCGCCAAGTTAAGCCAAGCGCTTGCCTTTGTAAAGGGAAAAGTTTCACTTTTTTTCATGTTTTTTTCACCCCCCTAACCCCTTGAAAACAGAGGGTTTACGGGGTCGCCTCTTCTGGCGGGGCCGCGTCCGCGTCGAAATTCCCCCGGAGAATTTGCCAACTGACAACGGCCAGCTTGCAGCAATCGCCGTAGTGATCGTTCGGCAACTTCTTCCACGTTTGCAACGTGCCGCCCGCCGTGCGTTTCGTCATGAGTTGCTGCCCGCTGAGTCCCGCGATCAGTGAGTCGGGTGCGTCGATCGGCAAACGGAAAAGCGGAACGCGGCGGCGATTGATTCGCCAATCGTAAAATTCCGTTTTGAGCGTTTGGTCAATGTAGGTGTAAAGCCCCAAGCCTTCGGGTTGTTGCAAGCGCGTGTATCGCACCGGGTCTTTGCCAAAGGCCGCGTCACTTCCTTTGCTCGGCCACAGCACCGGAGCCGTGGCATAGCACACATTGTAAACGCGCTCGGTGAGGTATCCGCTATCGACAAGGCCGCGCTGAATGAAAACGTCATTGCCCGCCGCGTCGAGGTAACGAAGGCGCGCGGGGTTATCTTCCTGCACGAAGGCGATGAGGTCTTCGGGCGACAAGACTGTGCCGCAATCAATCGGGGTAATCTCTCCCGTGATGCTGATCGCGGAAACAACCCAATGCGTCTGATTTTGTCCGGGGTCAGCGCCGAGGAATAAATAAGCCAAGCGATCCCTGGAACAATGCGGCGGAATCTTTTGCCACTCGCACGAAACGTCCCGGCATTGTCTGACTTTTTCCTCGCGGACGTTTACGTCAATCGGGGCGTAAGGAATCGCCAGCGTTGAGTTGTTAAAGTCCTGCAAATCGGCGGGCGTATCCTTCCCCTGCAAAAACTTTGCCGCCAGTTCGCCAAAACCGCAGGATCGCCACGGCGCATAAAGCGAGTTAAGGTGATAGCTGCGGCGTCCCGCAGAGGCGGCGGGATTCGTTGCGCGCCATTCGCCCTCGCGGAGCATCTTGGTTTTGTGGCCGTCCGTGATCCTGCCTTGGCAAGCCGCGCACTCGTAGTAAGCCGAAGCGCGCACAGCGTCCTCGTTCCACTTGCCGTCGAGCTTGGCCTCTTTGTCCCATTTGACCTGTGAGAACTCCAGACGTTGCTTGTCGCCGCAATGCGGACACGGGACGTAGTAATATCGCTGATCGCCCGATTGAAATGCCGTCCAGATTTCGCCGTCTGGCGTGGTCGGTGTCGAAGTCTTGACCCGCAGCGCGTTCGTGTAGCTCTTGGTGCGATTTTCGGCCAAGGCTACGGCAGAGGATTCCTTTTCCGTGGCCTCGGCAAACTTGTCCGTTTCGTCCATGACGAGCAACCCGGCAGGACGCGAGGCCAGATTTGAGGGCGAGTTAGACCCGACGAAGGTTAGCGTGGCGTCTTTGAACTGCTGCTCCAGCGTCTTGTAACGATGCGTGTTGTGCGGCTTGAGCGCGGCCAACGGGCGGCAGTCATCAACCATCGGTTGCCAGCGATTCTCGGAGAATGAGCGCGCCATGCTTTCCGTGGGCATCACCCAAAGGGTCGGGAAAGGATTGTTGCTCATGCGCCAAGCTGTTCCGATCATGACGATGGTCGTTTTGCTGGTCTGCGTTCCAAAGCAAAGCGCAAGGTCGGTTACTCGCGGATCGCTGAAACATTCCAGCGGCTCGCGGACGTAAGGGGTAAGCAGGGTTGAATACGGCCCCGGCGTCTCGGTCTGGCGGCGGGACAGCACGATCTCGTCCTCGGCCCATTGCCAAACGCTGCGCGTGTCGATGGGCGCGAAGACATCGCGCAGGCTGCGATCGAGTTGCTGACAAAGCGTCATGCGTCAAAGCACCAAATCGTGCGACACGCCGGGAACCACGATGTTTGCCACGTTTTGTATCCCGACTTGTATCCCGCGAATACGACTTGCGAATACGTTGCGCGCAGGGTCGCGATGACTTTTTCAAAGCGCACAAGGCAAGGGTCGATATCGAACGACCATTCAAAGACCAGCTTGGCAACTTTGCGCTCGGCATACTTTTCCAAGATCGGCATTTCCACGCCTTCAGCGTCGAGCTTGATGCAATAGTTTTGATTCCAATATGGCTCGATAGGCTCGGTCTTAACTTTGATTGCTTCGCCGCCCTGCCATTTCTTGAACAGGCTATTGCGCCACAAGTTTCCGTTGGCGGTGTTGCGGTGCAGCGCGGCCTCGCCCGTTGCTTTGTCGGCGGTCAGCCCGGTGTCATGCACAATGGCCAGACGATTCAAGCGATTCGTTTCGATGTTCGTGCGGGCGATGCTGGCGTTATCCGGGTCAGGCTCAAAAGCAATGACGTTTGCGCCAAGTGCCGCAGCCCATACCGCGAACGCTCCGCAGTTGGCCCCGACATCAATCCATGTTTCCCCAGCCTGCGGGACAAAGCCGCGCCTTTGATAGCTTTTGTCGATAACGACTTCCTTGATGGCCTTAAAGTCGCTGGTGCCTTTGCGAATTGTGAAAAGCAAGTCGCCAACCTTGATCGTTTGCAGTTCGGAAAAGGTTTTCATGCAAAGACCTTTTCGCCACGCAAGCGGCGTTGCTCGACTTGTTCCCGGCGCATTCGCGCGCGGGCAATTTCCTCGCGCAGCGGCTGGCAATTCCACATGGCTTGCAGGCTGTAATAGACAATGGAAAAGCGCCGTGAATCCGTTGCCAGTTTTTTGATCGGCGTGACGCCGTGCAAAATGCTTTGCCCGTCAAAGTAGAAAATCGAGTTGCCGCGCACTTCGCAAAGCACATCGTATTCGGGCATGGACAGGTAGCCGCCCGCGATCTTGTGCTTAAGCACGATCATGGCGCTCCAGACATTCTTGAAGTTGCCGCTGTCGAAATGGTAGCAAAGCGGGTTATTGTCGTTAATAATACCGGACGTAAACGGCACTTCGGGCAGGCGGAAATCATCAATGATTTTTTCGCGCGTGGTCTGCAAGTGCTCGTCGTAAAGCTCCGGGTTATGCAGCGCGTAGTATTTCGCCGCCAGCGCACCGCCCATCAAAATGCGGCGGTGCTGTTCGGGTTGGTCGTTCGCGAGTGATGCCGCCGAGCAAAAGTCTTTGCGGATCGCGTTGCGCGGATTATAGCCGAAAATTCGGCTGGTGGTTTTCAGCCCGTTGGTGCGATAGGTCGTTGCGTATTTCACGCCCATGCAGGCGTCGAAGATATCGGCAAAGGCATCGTCCTCGGCCTGCGGAGCGCAATAAAGCGCCACCACCTTCCCGGTGTCCTCGTCGATCAGCTTGAACTCGTCTGTCAGCAAACGGGAGCAATCGCTTTCTTGCGCGCGCCGTTCGCAGTATTCCGGTAGCTCAATCTTTTTCTTTTTGAGATAGATGGTTTCCATAAAACTTGATGGCCTCCAGCGCGGCTTCGGTGTTGGTGTAAAACTGATCGGCGGCTTTGATTGTCTCCAAGTGCGACATAGTTTGCTCAAACTCCTTGATGTCCATGACCAGCACGATTTGCCGCACGCTGCTATTTTCGTAAGCGGCGATTTGATCTTGTGGGGTTGGGCCGCGTTTGCCGCCTTCCAGCACTTGAGATGGAAGAATGTGGTCAACGGTGGTGACGTGTTCTCCCAGCACGGCAACGCCAATGCTTTTCAGCGCGTCCTCATCAAAGCCAAGGGCGTCGAGCGGCGTGCCGCCTGCGGCCAAGGATTCCAATTCCGCGCTTAACAATTCGGTATCCCATTCGGCCAACTCGGCAACGCGATTGATTGAAATGCGCAGCGCCTTAATGTCGGCTTCGCTCAAGTCATCGCACAGCACAACTGGAACGTCCTTCATGCCGAGATGCTTGGCGGCTTTGACCCGGAGATGGCCGTCGATGATGGAGCCGTCAGATTTTGCCAGCACGGGAACACGGAAGCCAAACCGCGAAATGGCGGCGGCTACGGTTTCAACGGCGTGGTCGTTCTTGCGCGGGTTGCCCGCGTAGGGAATTAGGGTTTCAAGTGGTAGCTGTTTTGTTTTCATTAGGTCGGTTTGTTTCTCTGAAAAGCATTCTGATCCAGTTCTCCATGATCCCCTGCGCATGGATCGGGTCGTTCGGGTTAAGTTGCGCGGACAGGGCGGCGGGGGCAGCGACCAGCTTTTGCCGCAGATCGCTAAAGACTTGCCGATATGTCCGCTCGGCGTCCTCGACTTGCATTGTCTTGCCGTCCCGCTCCATAAGGTCACGAAGCTGCCGCTCATAGGCGACTTGCTTGGCGATGTATTGCTGATGCGTTTGCGCCCATCGGCGCGAGGCCTCGATATCCCCGGAGTGGTGCAGGCGCGCGACTTGGGCGGCGGCGTGTTTGCGTAGCTGCCTTTGCTCGTTTAGCGCCTCCCGGCAGTTGTCGGTATCGGTGAAGGTCTTGGTCGGTTCCGCGACGGGTTCGGGTTCGGCGGGTTCGGGGGCTTCTTCGTTCTCCGTGGAAATCTCTACGGGAGTCGGGCTCGGCGCGGGGCGGGGTTGGCTCGCTATGCGGCTGCGGCCATTACGCTGATACCAAGATTGGGCGGCCTCAATGCTGTCAATGGGCATCCCGCGCTTGATGCATTTATGCGCCCCAGCCCCGGTAATTCCGAGGGCGGCAGCAAGAGCGCGGACAGTCATGTCAACCTCGCCCGTGTCAACTTCGTGTTAACTTTTACAACGGCCAGTTAACACTCAAATTAACACCGAATGACGCCTAAACCCCGTTCCTCCCGCCATTTTAAAAGATTCCTTACCGGGGGGGTGGGTCTATGCGCCACAATGCCCATCATTCGCACGCAAAAGCCCCTCCAAGGCGTTTTCTTTCCCCATCCGTAACATGACGTTTTAAGCGGTCTTCACGCATTACCTCGTCAATCAGACCAAGGCTCGCAATTCCCTTGAGTGCCTTGAATATCTTACTCCGCTGCCTATGCCCTCGTCCGTCGAGCTTGCCCATGTAGGCATGGTTAGCGCCTGACGTTTTGTAGGCCTCGCTCATTTCCCTGCCCTCCGGTATTCCCGCGCGTCCCGCCCCAATAACCACCGCAGGCACTCGCCCCCATTCCCTACGTCTTCGACCTCGACGCACAGGTCAGAGCATTTGCCGTGATCTTGCAACGCGTTCATAACGAGGCGCGGGTCAAGGTTGTTGGCCGTGATCCAATGCATAAGCGTCTGGCTCACCAGCGATGCTCCGGTTGCATCTGAGCGTCCTTCGGCCTTTCCAGCGTCAGCGTCTCAAACGGGCGCAGCGCCCCCCGGTATCTCCAATGCGGCCTGCCCTCTCCCGCGACCTTCCACTCGTCGCGCATAACCTCGTAGCCGTAAGCCCAACCTCTCACCGCAAATCCCAACATTGCCTCGCAGACCACCAGAACATACCGCCGCGCGGGGTCATCATTGTCCCGCAGGATCAGCGAGCCGTTGAGGTGATGCGTTGACCGAACCTCAATGTCTTGCCCGACATCCGCCTGCTTGTGAAACGTGTTGCAGCTTGGCAGATAAGCCCTGTCGAATTTCCTGCCGACAACAAGCTCGGCCAAGATGCCGTTCACGTTGCGCGTAAGAAACTCGGCAAGGTCGCTTTTGTAGGTGGTGCTGGCATTGCACCCCAATGCGCTGCCCTCCAAATTCCGAAGTTCGGCTAACTTGACTGCTTCCAAGAGCGTAATGAGGCGGAAGGGACGAAGGTTCATGCTGCCCCCCTCTCGATTTTCTCAAACGCATACAGACCCCCGCCCATAAACGCCCCGGCTTTGCCGCTCCAATCCGCGCAAACCCATTCGTAGCGCACGAACCACGCGAGCAAATCCTCGTCCCAAACGACTCGGCCCCTTGCCATCGGCACATCGGCCACGGGCAAAGGCCGCGCTTGATTAACCACCCACACCCCGCCCGCCTCGCGCTCGCTCTCGTAGCGTTGAGGATAGACAAGCACGATATCGCCTTCAGTTAAGCGTTTGCCGTGGATGTCTTTCATGCCGCCACCTCCTGCCCCGCAAGTTGCTGACGCATCGCGGAAATCCCCGTCTTGAGCTTGCTGATCTGCGAGGCTACGGACGGCTTTAGCCTCCGATCCCAAGGCATATGCTCGTCTGCCGATTCCTTATTTCGCGGATCGCCCTGCAATCGGCTAATTTCCTTTTCCGCCGCTTCGATGCGTTGCTTGATCTGCCAGACTCCCTCCGCTTTCGCATTCCCGTTGAGCTTCGTAATCTTCCCGCCGCCTCTCCGGGCGCGAATCTGCAAGGCCCGTGCCATCATGTTCGCTTCCCATTTGCCGATAGGCTGGCCGCGATAGTCCGTCCAATGCCCCGTGGGGGTGATCGGGCGCGATTCGTTGTCGTGCCAGATCTCCTCGGCAATCTCCCGCTCCACCCCTGCCCTTGCTCCCGCCTCTATAAACTGCTCTAAGGTGGGGGTCTGGAAAACCATATGGTTTCCATATGGTTCGCATATAGGTGAAGAGGAAGAGGAAGAGGATGTATTAATAAGGTTAGTAGAAGAAGGCGCGGCGTCTTTCGTGGGCCTGCCTCCCTTTCTCCCGATTTCCCAAAGGCGGATAATTTGCGCTTGGTGCTCGGCGTATCCGTGCAGCGACCACGTTCCATCCTCTGCCCCGTCCAGCCACGGCGCGGTGGAGTCGGTCATCGTCTGCCACAGCAAGGACTCGTCGCCCGG